TGCCGGCGAACACTTCCTGGCTGCAGGCCACCGCCGGCCTGAGCTGGGACACCACCGGCCTGGCACCGGCAGGACTGCTCACCGGTGCATCGGGCCGCGGATTTCTCGGCCTGCTCGAATCCCTCCCCACCGTCCAGGGCCAGCAGGGTGAGGCCACCATCACGTCCCTCGGTGGCGCCTTCGGCCCTGGTGGGATCGGCGCCGAGCTCCGCGCCCAGCTGGGCGATGCCATCACCATTGAACTCCAGGTGGCCGCATGAGCATCAACGTTCGCGTCAGCACCGGGAACCTGCAGGCCAGGGCCCGCGACGCCTCACGCCGCGCCGCTGAGATTGTGATGGGGGAGCTGTTCGCAGTGTTCCAGCAGTCGTTCACCGCCAAGGCCTGGGACTGGCCACGCACCACCCAACGCACCGCCGGTAGCCCGGTCGGCAGCCCCCGCAACCTGATCGACACTGGCAACCTCCGCCAGTCCGGCAGTTACCAGATGACCGGGCCCTATCAGGCCACCTTCAGCTGGTCCGCCAACTACGCCACCGCCGTGCATGAAGGGGCAATGATCTACCCCTGGGGGAACCGCGACGCGGATCGGGTGCTGCTGCCGGCTCGTCCCTGGACCCGCGCCGTGCTCGGCCAGGAAGACGTTGGCGGGGTGAAGGTCTACAAACTCGGCGAGCGCCTGCAAAACATCTGGCTGGCGCAGTTCAAACGCGGTTGAGCCGGAAACCTACGGCACCCCACCACCGGCATTCCATGCCATCCCCTGCGCTCCCCTTCGTTGTCGCGCCCAAGCGTGAAACGCGTCTCGTTGAGGCCGAAGTCAACGGCGAAACCTGCTCACTGGAGTTCCCCGTTTTCGGCGCCCTGCGCTCCGGCGAAATCATCGACATCCGCGAGCACGAATACCAAGCGATCGTCTACCGCGAAGCATCCACCCTCGCTGATGCGCTTGTCTCGGACGGCACCGAAGAAACCGAAGCGCAGCGGATCGCCATCCGCATCCTCTCCGCCCGCATGGGCGTTCCCGTACCCCTGGAGGCACCCGAGCAACGCGCCATGCTCCACCACGCCTACCTGGTGGCCGACATCCAGACAACGCTCGACAACGAATACCGCCAACTCACGCTTCGCACCGTGACGGCCTTGATCTCACGCCGGCTGCCTGGTTGCGAGGCCTGGACCACCGCCGACAGCGAAACCCTTCCCGGGCCTTTGCAGGACGCCATCGCCGTCTTTGCCGAGAGCGAGAAGGCCGCCAAGGGCGGCACTGCCAAAACCCCCGAGGAGCAAGTTGAGGAGATGGCCGAGACGCTGGGAAAGCTCGCGGCGCCGGCCTCGCCGGTTACACCGGAGACGACCCCGGACGCTTCCTCGCCCAACCCATCGACTGGGCCGAGCTCTTCTGGCGATGCCGCCGCCTCTGGCCCCATGCCCCAGAGTTCAGCCGCGAGCAGTTCGCGGCCCTCACCCTCGACTACATCATCCAGGCGATCGAAGAAGGCGAGCGCTGGCTGAGCCAACGGCTCCACTGGGCAGAGATGCCCGTGGCCTACCTGCACCAGCGCACCCACGTCCTGGCCATGGCCGAGGGCGCCACGGTGCCGCCGCTGGCGGACTACTGCCTCTTCCGGCAGGAACGGCCCGGCGAGCGGCCGCCATCGGAAGCTGGCGCGGCGATGCTGGCGCTGATCCGCGCCAAGGCGTTCCCCACCTTCGCGCTGGCCTTCTACGACGTGCTCTCAGCGGCAGGCCAGGGCCACGACCCACCGGCCCGGCTGGCCCTGGTGACCAGCGATGCGATCCTGCTGGCGCCGCGGCAGGCCCCCGGCGGTTGGAGTGGTTTCCTCATCGCAGAGGGCACAGCTCAGGGGCAGGTTCGGGAGTTCCACTGGCCGGAGCTGCTGGATCCTGTGTGGCTTGCAGTGCCTCACGCTTCTGCAGGAGGGGGAGCAGTGTGGGCGGAGGAAGCTGCATTTCTTGCCATTCGGCCATCTCCGCATATACCCGATTCACCCTGATTTCGGCTTCGGTGATGCTGGCGAAATACCCCAGGCTCCAATACCGCCCCTGCCACCACACCCGCGCCTGAAACGGCCGTTTTTTCATGTGCGGGCAGTGGCACACACCACGGGGATAACAGCTCACAGTGCAGCCCAGACCATTGGTTGCAGCTAGGTTTCCGCGCTGCACTTAAGCCGTCGCGGCGGCTTGCAGGGGATTGGACCGCTGGAGAGGAAGCGTTCTGCTGCTCCCATGTCTTCGGTCTATTCGCAGGCCTACGGTTACAACTTCTTCTTCCAGGTGCTGAAGAAGGGTTCCGTCAACCTGGCCACCCTGCTGCCTAATGCTGGCCTTGGCGTCGGCAAGTTCATCGACAACACCACGCTGCTGGCCAACACCTCCCTGGTGATCCCCACCGGCACCGCCGGCACCTTCAATCTGCTCGCCGGTGAAGGCAAAACCATCACCAAGGCCGCCATTGCTTCCAACGTGGCCACGCTGACCTTTGGCGCAGCCCACGGCATTGCTGTTGGCGCCACCATCGGCGTGAGCGGCCTGCCGGCACCCTTCGCAGCCCTCAACGGCACCCATCAGGTGACCGCCGTGAGCACCACGGCCCCGTTCACCCTGTCGTTTGCGTTCACCGCTGCAAACGCCACCGAGGCCACCGTGGCCAGCGGCGTGGTGGTGGGCACCTCCCTGGCGCTGGACGGCACCCACAACCCGATCCGGTTGCTGGGCCTGACCAACTGCGCCCCGAGCGAGTCGGAGAACGAGGAAACCGTCACCACCTACGACGACGAGGCCAAGTCGTTTGACACCTCGATTGCCACGTCGAAGTCGATGAGCTGGAGCCTGGAGGGCGTCACCAACCACAATGACGCGGCCTACAAGCTGATGCGGATCGCCGCCAAGGAGTCGGTGCGTGAAGGCCTCATGGTCAAATACGCCCGGATCGGCCCCGTTGGCTTCACCGAGACCAGCTACGGCTACGGCCGCTTTACCGGTTTCGAGGAATCCCCCGCTGCTGGCGAGATCGTGAAGTACGGCACCACGCTGCGGGCCTACGGCCCCTATGAGCTGGAGTTCTGATCTTCGGTTCACGCTGCGCCCTGGCTGCTCAGGCAGCTGGGGCGTTTTGCTGTTTGGGCAGCAGCGCTGCAGCCTGTGCAAGCGCAAAGGCGCGGTTGGTGATGGCGTAATCCAGCACCTGATGGCTGATCTGCCGTAGCGATTCCAAATCGCCGGGGCCGGCGTTATCAATCAAGGCACGCCACTGATTGAGGCGGAACTGCTCGTGAAGCGGGAGCGCTTCCATCACCGTCTGGCGGTTTGCAGAGTTTGCCGGTGGCGCCGGAAAGCTCAAGGGAACGACGGCCGCCGCTGGTGACCCTCCCTGCCACCGCTGAGGCGATCTACGACCGGCTGGTGGCAGACACGGCCATCGCCGCAGCCTTGGGCACCTACACCCTGGCCGATGGCACCAGCAGGCCGGCCATTGCCGTGCTGGCGGCCAATGAATCGATGCCCCCCGGCACCATCGCTGAAGGCATCGAGCTGGTGATCACCGCTGTGCCGGGGTTTGCCAACCGGCCGCTGCTCAGCACCGAAACCCTGCCGAATCCAACCTGGCGGATCTACGTGATGGGCTGGCAGTCCGCCGCGCAGCTCCAGGCCGTGGCGCAACGGATCCTGGCGCTGCTGCCTGGGGCCAAGACCACGCCGATCGACGGCGACGCACCAGGCAAGGGGATCGGCGTGGTTGATCAGGTCGTCGTGACCTGGACCAATCCCACCTTGGTGGTGACGCCATGAGCGATTTTCAGGTTCAAGTTGGCGGTGATTTCTCCGAGCTGCTGCGCGGGTTTCAGCAGCTCGAAGCTCGCGCGCAGCAATCCGGGCAAGCGGTTGGGAAGGGCCTCGGGGAAGGTATCCAGGGGTTCAGCTCCAAGTCGCTGGCCGCACTCAACACCGAGCTCAGCCGGCTGCAGCAGCGCCAGACCAAGGTGGCGGTGGATTCCAGCGCGTTCGAGAAAACTGGCCAGAAAATCAAAGACGTTCAGGCTCTGATCGCAGCAGTTGAGCGGCGCCGCATTGAGCTGAACGTCAACGACCGCAGTATCACCGGCCTGCAGGACAAGCTCTCGGCGCTGCAATCATTTCAGCTCACCCTGGACGTGGACTCCAAGGAGTTCGCCGATGCCGAGCGGCAAATCAACGCACTGGAAAAAGAGCTCAACGAGATCAGCCAGAAGAAGGTGCTGATCGACGCAGATGCCAATTCTGCTCTGGCCAAGACCGCCAACCTCCAGAACGAGCTTCGCGCACTGCAGGACAAGCAGCTGCGGATCGATGTGGACTCTGCCGAGTTCGCCGACGTGAGCCGTGAAATCGATCGGGTCGAAGGGGAGCTGCGTGACCTGGAGAATCAAAAACTGCTGATCAACGCTGACCCTTCGAGCATCCTGGCGCTGCGCACCAAGCTCGGGGATCTGCAAGGGCAGTTGGAGCGCGTCGCGATCGGCGGCCAGCGCTTTAAGGAGCTCTCAGGGGCAATCCGCGAAACCGAACGCGAGCTGGCCAAGGCAGGCGAATCCACCGATAAATTTCGCTTGCTCGATGGCGTTGTGCAGGGCATTGCCTTCAGTCTTACAAACGCTGCAGCATCAGCGGCAACAGCATTTGGAGGCTTTGCCAGGGGCGCATTTGAGGCCGCTACTGCAGCAGAGGCCGTGCAAGTGCGCATCAAGGCTTTATCTGCTCAATACGGAGAAGCTGAACAAGCTCAACTCTTAATCGGCAAAAGCGCCAAGCTACTCAATATATCCGTTACAGAAGCGTCTGATGGATTTCTTCAGCTTTACGGAGCGCTGCGTCCAACGGGTACTAGCTTGGCCGATATTGATCAGGTTTTTACAGCGATCAATGCAACAGCAAAAAACTTTGGCCTCAGCGCTGGCAGTGTTAACTCTGCAGTTCTTCAGCTGAGCCAAGGCTTAGCTGCTGGCGCTCTCCAAGGCGACGAGCTTCGGTCAATTATGGAGAACATGCCTCCTGTCATCCAAGCCGTTGCCAGGACGATGGGCGTAAGCGTTGGCGAAGTGAAGAAACTTGGCAGCCAAGGCAAGATTACGTCTGATATATTAATTGAAGCGATTAAAAGCATGAATGACGTTGAGCTTAGTAAGCTCAACTCAACTCTTGAGTCAACGCAGGAAAAGCTCAATAAGCAGCGTGTAGAATGGAACAGCCTTTCTGTCACAGTCGGCAGCGCATTTGTTCAAGCTTCGCTTCCCTTAATTGAGGCCTTAACGGCAATTGCAAGCGGATTAAACGGAGTAGCGACTTTTATCTCCGCGTTGCCGGGGCCGGTAAAGAATCTGATCGCAGGCCTGGGGCTGCTGGCTGGTGCGTACGCAACAGCAACGGTGGCGCAGATCGCGTTTTCCAAGGCGCTGGCGACCGACACGGTGCAGAACGCCATCTCGGGCGTGCGCGCTCTGGCCGGCGAGCTGCGTGGGCGGTTCATCGCCGATGTCGCCCGCGCGAAGGCGGCATGGGCGGCGCTGCGCGCGGCATTCACCACCACCAACACCAACGCGACGGTGGCGGGACTGGCCCAGATCGCCCAGGGC